GGGACCAGTGCCGGGTCAGCATGGCCAGTGGGAAGGACTTGAAGAGGAAGAACGAGCGCGTTAGCTCGCCCTTCCAGCTACCCCTCTGTAGGCCGGCGCCGGTGAAAGCCCGCTCCAGGGCGCCTGGCTCAATGACCGCAGTATCGGTTTCCTCGAGGATGGCGCCGAGCAGCTTGGTGGCAGCCTGCTCTCGGGCTTTGATCCGCTCGGCTTGGATAGCCGGATCGATCTCTCGTTTGATCCGATCAGTCACCTGCGCGCGCCGATCAATTCGCTCCTCGGCGCGCTGACTAAACTCGGTTAGTTCGTGCTGACGGGAATAGAAGTCGTCGAACAGTTTCTCGGTCTGATCGAGTTTGAACCGCTGCATCTCGGCTGCAATCTCGCGACCGTGCGCTTCCACTGCCCTGATCGTCTCGCGAGCCCGTCCTTCGTCCACACCCAGGGATCGCAACTTAGCCTTGCCATAGAAAGCAATCGGACGCTGTCCCTCAATCCCCGGCATGTTCTCATTGACGGGCTTCTTCCAGATACTTGCCGCGAACTCTAGCGACTCGTTGAGCTTGGACAGCCGTTGCGAGATGCCATTCAGTGTATTAGCAGCCTCCGCGTCGGCCTTCGCGATTCGCGCTTCGACCTTGGCCTGCTCATTCTTAACCCACTGTGTTAGCTTTTCGGCTCGGTCCTGCACCCACTTTCTATCCTGGGCATCGTGAGTATTTAACTCAGTGATTTGCGCCTTGGCTTCGTCCTGCAGCTTCTGAATACGTGGCGCGATTACCTTATCGATCTCAGCATCTGGAATGCGGTAGATGCTCTCCGGTGTCAACATCGTCTTGTTACCGCCGCCCCAATCTTCCTGCTGCGCCTTCTTCCAAACCGCGAAGTCGTCTTCAGTGATGCCCTTTGAAAGTAGGATGCGGTGATCGACCCTATCTAGATCGGCCAGCCTAGCGTGCTCTCGGGTCACACTTCCGAGCGCGCCCATCATGGTCGAACCGAACGCGCGTTTGCGGGCTTCTGTCATGGCATTCAGCCCCGAGACGCGCAGCACGGTGTTGGCGAGCTTCGATGAGAAGCTAGAGCCTAAGCCGTTCTGGCCGAAGCGATTCAGCGAGGCTTTGAGCGTATTCAGCGCTAGCCCCGCGCGCATCGCCAACCGCTCTTCCATTCGATTCGCCGGGTTAAACGCGGCGAGCTCGTTGGCGATCATCCGCATTTCAGGCAAGTGATTCAGCTTCGCGGTGAGATGCATCGTCGCATCGTCCGAGAACGAAGTGATGACGGACGAGCCCAATCGAGCTGCGATCAACCAGTTGCGTAGCGTGTCGAAGGTAGTCGCCAGCCACCGCGATGCTACCGGCTGTGTCTTGCCGGATACCACGTTGTAGAGGTTTTCTGTGCGGATTGCGCGTTCATCAAACTTGCCGGCCTTCGTGGGGTCGGCCAACTTTCCCTCACGCACGGCCTCGTCCCGAAAGAACCGGAACGTGTTATCAGGATTCGGACCGAATGCCTCGGTGAGTGCGATGTCCTTGGAGATACCCGAGATGTGATGGACCAGGACCTCGTAGAGCGATTTCTCGCCGTACTTGGCCTGATACTGCATGTACGCGTCGGCGTCTTTGAAATGGATCTGCCGTGACTCACTCCCTCGGTTCGCGCGCGCGCCAGAGCCTTTGAAGGTTCCCGGCTCGAGTTTATTTGCGCCACCGGTAGCGATCGTCGTCCAGGCTTCTTTCAGGAAGTCCCCTAGCTGTGCATCGCTCATGCGAGTGCCATCGGGATTGAAGTAGTGCTCGCGATCGAGGTGCGGCAAAGTGTCCGCGACCCACTGATCGCGCCCCGCCGCCGCTACCTTGGACTGCGAATGATGGTGCGGTAGGCCCCAATCTTCGAGTTCGCCGATATCACCGCCGGCCCGATTAAATCGATCTCGGAGCGTCGAGGTCACTTCGTGCCACAGTTTCGCGCCGGCCTTGGCCTCCGCAACTCCGGAGTCTTCCCCAAAGATCTCCTTCACTACCGCTTCAACGCCCTTCTGATTCTCGAATAGTCCGAACCACTTGGGATCGGACGCCTCAAGGGTCCTGAGCATCTGACTCAGGGCACGGTTCTCGATGGCCTGCGCCTGCTTCTCGAGCGATACAAAGTGGCTGCGGTTGTCGGCGTGGAAAGCGATCATGCGATCTAGAGTGTCGAGATAATCAACACCGCGGGCCGCCTGATCGGAAATGTGTTGACCAATACGGGCTCGAGCCGCAATGGTGAGGGAGGCCCGGCGCTGCTTCAGAACCTGTTCACCCACAAGCTCCTGGGCGGCCCTCTGAGCGGCTTCCGTCAGCTTCTCTTGTTGTGTCTTGCCTATCCAGGCTTGCGGGTCCTGACGCGCGGTATTGCGCAGGGCGCGGGTGATGCGCGCCTCGATGCCGTCTAGCTCCGCCTTTGTGAGCTTCCGGCCAATCGCTTGGATGACCGCCTCAGCGCATTGGGAGCGCATTAGCCGTCTCCCTTCGTCAGGATGCAGCCTACCAAGGCATCGAACCCCTTCGCATCGTGCTGCGCCTGCGCAATATCAGCATCGGCTTCCGCCATCACCTCGCGCGCGCTACGCACAATGGGACTGCCGTCGACGTTAAGTTCGCCAGTCGGGATCGGAAAGTCGGATTCGACTAGGGCGTTGCGGGCGGCCAGAACGATGGGGTCTACGACTCGGCCAGAACCCGCCGGTTGAGGTTGTTGACCATTTCCTGGGTCAGGCGCTGATCGTATGCGTCCGCTTCCGCCTTGGTCGCGAAAGCGTTGCTGTAGCGCTGCGTCGGTGGTGCCGCGGTAGACGGCTTCTGAGATTCGACCGGCCGCGCGTTCTTTCTCAAGGGCTGCATGAAGGTCTCCTAGGAGGGCATCATACTCCGGAATCTTGATCTGGTCGATTGAACCTATTCTGGCGCCGCCTTTACCTCCAGAATTATCAATGACTTGGATTTTAACGCGCGAATCATTGCTGTAGCGCTCGGCGAGCGTCTTAATCGTCGCTGCCCCGCCAGCATGGGTCTTCGCGTGCTCGACCAGCGGGACCGTTCGACCCATCCTCATCGCACGAGGTAGTGCGCCGTGCACGAGAGACTCGACCGGGTCACGGGAGACATACCGAATTCGCACGTCCTTTCCAGCCGCAAGGGCTTGATCAATTTTCTGTACGGCACTGATGGGGTTATTGAGATTCGTGTCATAGACGATCTGTGCGTGACGTACTTCGGACGCCATTTCCGGAAACGAGCTAATCGCTGTCGACTTGCCTGCACCCGTTCCGCCTGCGGTGAATACAACGATCGGTAATTCGCCTTTGGCGGGAGCCTCCTCCAATTTCCGCGCGTACATCTCCTTCACGAGCGCACTGGCCGGCTCATGCACCGCAGCACTACGCGTCCGATCGGTACGATAGTCGGGGGAAAGCTCACGGGCTAAGTCGGTGTTGAGAATGCGACCGTTGTCCGATCCGGGCAGTTTGCTGTATTCGGTGATTGCCGCCGGCTTGTCAGTTTCGAGCTGCTTTGAAAAGCGTGCCTCAATTTCCTGATCCGCTCTTCCAGGCTCAGGCGCAAGCACCTCGTCGACGCCTTTCAGCTCGTCCGCTTCAGATAGATGCCCCGCCGGTTTCGGTAATGCGATGAAGTCGGCACCCGTGATCCCCGTGTTAGCTAGGTCAACGGGCTTGCCTTCGAGCGTGTCGCGAATAGCGGCTTCCATCGCAGACTGATGCGCGACGGATGAGCCGATGTCGGCTGGGATTCCAGGAGCCGTGTCCTGCTGGAAGTGCTGGGCATCCGCAGCTGTGGCCGCCGCATCGCGCACAGATGGGGCGGACAGATGCGCTAACCCACCGAAGGCGAGACCGCTCAGCACGTCGACAGCGCGCGCCTCAAGGTCTAGAGGATGGATTTGTTCTCCCTGCGCCTTGTCTCCGGTCTCGTTTAGCGCGCCCTTCTCCAGGGCCGAAGATCCTGCGTTTACCGCGAGGTTGCCCGCTGCGCCACTGGCCAACCGACTCGCTAGGGTCTTGCCGAGGAAGGGAATCTTGAACCCGGCCGCCGTGGCGAGTCCCTGAATGATTCCGCCAGTGACCGCGCCTTTTACGCTGGCGCCCTGCTTCACCAGGTCCTGCGCACCGCCTAATTCAGCGCTGCCAATCAACAAAGAAGGGTTACCGCCGGTAGCCATGAGCGGCAATGCCATCTCGGAGAACCCGCCGAGCACGCGCCCGGCGGTCCCCACCTCGTTCGCTCCGGGTGTCCAGTAGTCGACGGCGTCACCAACGTACTGGTCCATGGCCTTGAAGTATGGATCCGTGAGTTCGCCGGGTTGGTCTTCGAATAGAGAAAGCAAGCCACCTCCGGCCAGTCCCACTGCCTGAGCGGACCGCGCACCGCCGCGCATCACGCCCATCCCGATAGCTGTTGGGACGCCTTGGAAGAATCCGCTTTGTAGCTCGTCGACGGGGACGCTATTCTCCTTAGCCTCGTTGGCCAACTGCTGCTGGCCATCGGTATCGAGGTCAAAGACGAGACTCATTGTAGGGTGATCGTGATCGGATTGCCCTTCGCATCCTTGACGAAGTTACGCTGTTGCATAACGTAGTAGGTTCCGTCCCCATTGTTGCGCAGTCCCACGTTATGGAGGGCTGCAATGCCAGCCGAATCAAGGCCATGTGCCTTACCGGCGGCGGTAAGCGCCGCATAGGCCTTGTCTTGGAATTCTCCAGGCGTCATGCCCCAAGGAGCCAACACACTACCCCGACCGTTGAAGTCGACCACATTTCCCAAGGTGGCAGTAATCGCCTCCTTCATCAGCCCTGAGTCAATATCCTGTTTACTCGAGGCGAGTCTACCGGTCTGTGCGGCCTTGCCGACGTAATAGGCCTGAGCCGCCTGAAACGCGGTTTCAGCAGCTTGCGGGCGGCCCGCGAACGCATTGCCTACACTGTCCTGAAAGTCAGCCTGCATCTGCGTGGACTCGGGTAAGAATAGTTTAGTGCTTGGTTTCCCATCCTCGCCCTTCTGGGACTTGGTCGGATTCAACAAGGCTTCGCCCTGTAGCATCGTCGAGGCAACATCCCCGCTAGGCGCCACATCGTTTGGGCCGAACCAGTGAGTCGCGAGGATGAGGTTGCGCTGCTTAGAGCTCAGAAGACCGGCCAATGCCTTGAGTGGCGCATCCGGTGCGATCTGCTGCATCATTCCCTTGAAGGATTCATCGTCGCCGGCCGCATTGCGTAGAGCACCGAAAATCTGGGTCTGCTGCTTCGGATCCGCACTATTCAGTGCGGAAGTCAGTTGCGCGGCCTCCTGTGGCAAGAGCGGTCGCAAGGGAACCTGCGAACCGTACTGCTTGCGCATCGCGGCAAGCGTCGTCACGCGATCCTGAACTTGCTGGCTGATCTGCTGATCAGCATTCGGATCACCCAATTGGGATAGGTTGATCGGCTGAACGTCTTGCCCCGTCCGGTTGGCGTTGAATATCAAGGGCTCCTGCTGCATCAACTTCACGTTGGATTGCACCGCTGCCTTCAACCGGTTGAGGTTGGCGAGATCTCGTAGTGAACCACCCTGGCTCTGGAGCGTTGCTTCCTTGTCCTGAATGTACTTCAACTGCTCGTCGATTGGCTTACGCAATACCTGCTGAACGGCGGTCTCGTCGTCCATGCGCTGCTGAAAGTCCGGCGCGGACTGAGTCCCCTTCACCGTGGATGCCCAACTGGTCCACATTGCGGGCGTAGCCGGAACGCCAGAGGCGATCTGCGTGTCCATCTGTAGTAGAGCCCGTTGTCCTGCTGCCTCGCGCTTCTCCTGTAACCGCTCCTGGCGGTTCTCAAGAATCAGCCTGTCGTTAATCACTGAGCGCAACACGGCATTGCGCTTATCAGTGTCTAACTTACCCGCGTAGAATCCATCGGGAGCGGTTAGGTCGTGCTCGAGCTGCTTCAGGTCATCCATGCTGTCCTTGGACTGCATGGCGTTCTGCGTGGCATCATTCAGCCAGTTGCGATCCTTGAATTTCTGAATCGCCTCATCAATCTTCTGCTGAGGAATGCCTGCCTTGCGCGCTAAAGGGGCGAACGCTTCTGCCTGAGCATTGATCTGCTCAATATTGGCATCTGGCATACCGGCGAGCTTGCCGAGCTTGTCGAGGTTCGCCGCAAATTGATCCTGAAAGTCGTTGCGTTGCGCCTGTTGGACGACCTGATTAACGCGTAGTCCTTGAGTAAAGACGTTGCGCTCGGCGCCCTTCTGTAGGTTCTGACGCGCGACTGGATCCAGGTACTGAACCTGCGCCGGCTGAATTTTAGCGACCGTGTCCTCAAAGGACTGTTTCGCCTGTGTGTAGGGAATCTCGCCGGTCTGGACTTTTCGTTCGATGTCGTCCGTGGCACTACGGACCGCAATCTCATGATCTAGTAAGGCGTTAGCGGCTTGGGCACGGGCCAGATTAGCGCGCTGAGTAAAGAGTTCATCCGCCGCCTTTCCCAAGTCCTGACCTGTCTGAGCCATAGACTGATCCTGAATCAGGCCTGAGTTGTCCTGGGCAGGAGCAGCGGCGGCCCGGGAGGGCGCGGTGGCCCCTAAACCCATCGCATCAGGTAGACGAGGCATTACTTATACTTCGTCGCGAGCGTCGTGGCGCCCGTTAGAATGGTGGAGACACCCTTCAAGTATCCAGCCTTCTGGTAAGCATTACCCTCATTGATAGCCGCCTGGGATTGAGAGCGCGCATTACCGCCCTCGGTGTCACCTTCATATAGCTGTGTCAGTGCGTTGTACTCACCTTGGCCGGCGATATTCCCTAATAAGCCGACAACGGTAGGATCGCTCGCCCCAGCGCCTGAGGCAGCCGCTAGAGCCTGACCGCGAGATATGGCGTAGTTGGCCTGCCTACGGCTCGTGATAGCCGCTCGCTGAGAAGCAGCCTCGTCCGCATTAGCTTGATTCCTAAGCGTAATGGCCTGCGCTTCAGCCTGTTGTTTCTGATCGGCGCCCTGCTTGATAGCGCTTGCTGTTGACACCACCGTAGAAGCAGCAGCGATATAGGGAGCGGCAGCCGCTAGGAAGGCCATTGGTACACATCTCCGTCAAACTGGACAAAGCCAAGTCGCTTTAGGACACGGTGAGAGTCAGGCTCATCGGCTTGAGCGATGGCGAACACCTGACGCCGTGAGGCTCGCACCAGTTTCATAGAGGCCTTGATTGTGCGGAGCGCGGTAAGTGTCTTCAGGAAGGGACGCAGTTCTGGCTTGATCTCCGAGAAGTACTTCGCGCGATGACCTTCACGGGCTAGCCCGATCACTCCTGCAACCTCTCCATCGAGTACAGCTACCCAGGCCTTGAGGGTCGGACAAGGCCGATCCTGGTAGAAAGCGCGAATGTCTGCTGCGGTTGCTTCGCGGCCGATTAGCCGTTGGTATTCGTGGTCACTGTCGCGCATAGCACCGTGCAGGGTCGCGGAGCGGCCGCCTCGAGACACAACCGCGAGTCGGTCGACCACTGGTCATTGAACGCAAACATGTTTTGATCGTATACGTCGAACACGTGGTCCGTATCAGGGTCGCCGTTATCGAGTGTCGGTAGATCATCTAGCGGGATGTCGTCCAGGTGATCGAAGTCCGAGCCCATCCTGATGCCCATCCCATGGGTGTTCAGTAGAATCAGCCCGAGCTGCGTCACGCGCTGAACCTGGTTGAGCGGAGTTCCCATAGCCGCCGCGAAGGCATTTTTCATGCTCTTCCACTGAGCCGTGTACGGCAGTCCAGCCACAACTCGGGAGGCGGCAGTATCCAGCGTGATTGCTCCCGCTGATACTCTGTGCAGCCCCACGTCCTTTCCATCGGCCCACACAACGACATCTTCACCTTCGAGGTGCGATAAACCCGTGACAGTGGTCGTTGTTACACCATCGTAGACAGCAAAAGCATCGGCCTGCTTATTTAGCGCACCTCCAATACACTCACTCTCGAGTGCCCACTGCTCCCGATATCGAACCGTCGCGCCATTGATCGTACGCTTGACCGTGTAGCAGACGCGATCCTCAGCGGCGCCCGGCCGTATCGAGATATCCTCGACCTCCCCTGCTGTCTCAAGCTCGAGCCAGCAGATCACGTTTTCCGCCTTGTCGAACACGAGTGCCCCGACAGTCCCATCCGCACGTACGCAGTGGATACGTGTATCCGGCTGTCGCTGGATCGCGATGTGCACGATGCCGGCGGCGTTCAACTCAGGAGCGAGTAACGTTAGGTCGTCGGCCTTGTAGTCGTTGGTCTCCAAATCATAGGAGAGTTCAAACAGACGTTGCTGGCTGCGCTGAACAAATATCGCATTCTTGTCCATGCGCAATCCATCCACAGCACTGGATCCTTGCGTGCTGGAGGACTTGAGGTTGAAGTTCGTCGGCGTGAGCGGCTCATCGAGACTAGATGAGCGCGCGGATATTTCTGCGGCCGGAGTGCCTAGCAGCAATCGGCTTAATGAGATGGCCCAATTGATAGTCTCGATCGGGCCCTCACCAACGCTACGTTGAATCGTGCCTGAGTCACCCTCGACCGTATCGTCGAAGTTCTCGTAATCATCCGAAATGGACCCGTAGACTGATAGTCCGTGCCACCACAGCCGTCCCTCGTGCAGACTGACTGCGGACGGCCAGCCGCGAAAATCTGACCATGACCCTTCCGACCAGTCGGAGGTCGCGTCCACGCCACCCAATGCATCCAATACCTGCGCGCTCACGGAGGTCTGACTGCTATAGGTATTTACCCGCACAATGCCGGTGGCAGACCCAGAGGAAAAGCTCAACGTGGCATCTGCTGTCCCAGAGGTGTAGTCGCCACTCTTGATACCGATGCGGTAGAAGAGGATCTGGTTGTCCAACTGATCGTTGTAGGAGACGGCTTGGTCAGTCGTATAGGTCTTCGCATCGACCCAGGTACCTGGAGCGGCCACGGAATACTGCAGAGTCACCGAAGCGACCCAGGTGCCAGTGATGAGAATGCTAAAGGCGCGTTCTCCGCCCACACCGGTCACCTCGATGGGATCGGTGAACTGATCACCTGCGGTAAGAGAGGCTGTGGCGATCTGGCCTGAGGAGGTGAGTCGAAAGAGCGCTCCTACATGGCCGGACTTGAACAGCGGCTTGGATGAAGTCAGGGTGATGTCGCCCGTGAGTGCACTCGGGGTTAGAGTAGTTGGCGTGATATTCGATAGCTGGAATGGTCCGGTCTTAGGCTGATAGAGCACGATAGACCAGGACCGCGTTGCGCGACGCTCAATCTTGCGCTGTTGAAAGCCCTTGCACGCTACATAGATCACATCGCCCGACTGTGTCTTACGAATCAGCGAAAGGTCGGCCTCTCCCCACGGGGTCGGCAGCTCTAAGACTCCAGCAGCTTCCACCGTGATGGAATCCACGAGCGCGGCCGGAATCGCCCGATTCATCACACGGATGTTGAACGTTCCTGATGGGGTAAACGCTAGGGAATGGGATCCGACCCCGAGTGTCGTTTCCGTGATGTAATCATCATCCCCGCTGGATGAGCCGACCCGAAAGAGCACCTCGCCGCGCGTCACGACGATACGCAGCGCATGTTCGGTCCCCGTCTCCGTGACGGTCACCGCCTGATCACGGATCGCCGCATTGGTGCCAGTACCCACGAGTGACAGATACCCACCGGTAGCCCAGGAGGATGTCGCGCCAGATTCATCCGAGTCCGTCCAGCCGGTCAGATCTGACGTGAACGAGCCGTTGGTCGTCTGCGCGGTCACACTCGCCCTAGTGATGAGCGCATCATCCACCAGCACGCGCATCGTTTGCGCGGTGAGCTCCAATTGCGCAGTGTCGTCTGTGGCAAAGATGAAGTCGAGCGTCTTGGCCTTGGCGTTATTTCGTGTCGAGCCCAAGTACTGCCAGCCTGGACGTAGAGACATCGACCCCAGCACCCTACACATCCAGTTCGTCATTACCTCGGCGGACATGGAATATCTCGCGAGGTCGACGCGGGCTAGCGCCAATAGGCTCATGATCCCGCGGTTGAACGCGAGACGAGCCGTGTTCTGCTGAGGCATTAGCCGTACAGCCGTCCGCGGTTACCACGATCCAACCGACTCGTCCGTCCACGACGTGAGAGCGACCACGATCCAGGTGGTGGAAAGACCGTTGCCTCATCCATGGCATCCGTGTTCTTCGCCTTGCGCAGCAAGGTCTCAACATCCTTAGCGAGATCCGCCTTGTCCTGACCACTTTGAGTAGTGCGCTTGCAGACCTGCAACGCGAACCAGGACTCTACGAATCGTGTGAAGTTATCCGGCCACTTGGAATAGTCGAGTCCGAAGTCCGTATCGCTCGAGACGAAGCGTACGTAGATCGTGTCAAGGTCCGAGAACCAGTACGCGGCCTCGTCCTGATACTCTAGCAGCGGAACCTTATAGAACTCGTCCTGGCAGACAGCGACCGTGCGTACACAGTCGGTGGGCTTATTGAATGCGCGTTTAAACCCGAAGGGCGGCTCGACACTCGGTGAGTAATCGTACTGCAGCGAGCGGGTGGCGAAGTTCCATAAGCCCATCTGTAGGCACGTTCTCACTCCACCCCGATCCCACACTCCATCCAGGTCACGTCGGATCTGCCTATTCTCGGTTAGGGATACGAGCTTGCGGTCCCCGAGCGCGAGACAGGCGCCCTGATAGAGCGTGAGTTTGCTAGTCATCTATGTGTCCTTAAGTTACGCGGCCACTGTCTTGCCGTACTCGTTCAACCATTGCTGAGCGCCCTCCTTGGTCATACCGTCCTTCAGGACATCCGTGCCACGTAGCACGCACCATCTAAGCTGCGGGCCGCGCCATTTGATGCCATGGCCTGTCAGAGCCGGGGTGCCCTGTAGGACCTCGACCTTGTCGAGTTCCACGTACTCGAGCTTAGCGACCTTTGCGTAGAGCTTGCCGGCGTCCTGAACAAGAAGACGCCCGTAGTAGGAACCATCCTCTGAGTTCACCGTGATCTCATCACACGGTTTGAACTTTGCAGCGACGTGCGCCCAATAGCCGGGGTCAAGTAGAGCATCGAAAGGTGTACCGAACTCGGGCACCACGAACCATAGATTGCGCTCGTGCTCGGCGAACTTGAGTCGAGCGGGTTGAAGCTGCGTCATTGCCAGTCTCCTGTGTTAGGAAAACAGGGCCGCCCACGCGAGCGGCCCAGAAGTTGCGAACTTAATCGCTGTTGGTAGAAGCACCGATAGTGGTGCCGTTAGAGAGATCCACAGCGCCCGGAGCGGTAGTGCTCACCGAAATCACCTGATGAGTGGTGATCAGCGGCGTGCCAGTGTCGTTAACGATCACGACATCTCCCACCTTTATGCCGAGATTTCCACCGTTGGTTATATACCCGGAGGTATCAACGGTTGTAGCTGCATCGGCAGACGAGTAGTACCAGACGTTGCCGGAGCCCGTGAAGGCAGGTGTCAGCAGCCGCGGGGGATTGGAAGTCAAGTAAGACATGTGTGTTACTCCTTAGCCTGCGACCAGCGCCGAACCATCGTGATTGATCACGACGACACCGCTGTTCTGCAGGAGTTTGCTGCCCATATAGGTGGAAGCGCGGGCCCAGGAGTAGTCCTGCTCCTCGTCGTAGCCCACCGGGGTCTGAAGACCTGCCGTGTCGACAGCGTGCCCAATGGCGGTCTTGTGGTACAGGAAGCACTTCTCCGTAGCCGTTCCCTTGCCCGGCAGATTCGGGTGCACGCACCACATAACGCCGAGCCAGTAGAACATGATCGGCTTATCACGCCAGGCCGGATCGGCCGACTCGAAGGGCTTCTTATTGACGTACTCCGCCTTGGAGAACTCTGGCGCCTGCATGATGTACGCCTCGAAGGCAGGCGTGATCAGTCCGTACAGGTTGGAATCCCACGGGATGGAGGCATTGCCTAGAATGGTCTTGGCCCGCATAACCAGGGCCACGGATGCGGTAACGCCTGTCTGACCCGCATTCACCGTGCCCGTGTTGAGCTCGGTGATGATGTCCTGATCGGTCTTACGGTTGATCACGCCCATCGTAGTCTGCTGCATGATGGCGCGCTGATCGCCCTGCGAGGCGAACACGTTGAACCCGGTCTTACGGACGAGGTCATGCCATTCGGCAAGGGTCGCGCTGGACTGGTTCAGATTGTCCGCCCGCGCCGGGATTAGGCCGTTCACGCCGCGAGTGACCGCAGTGGCGCTGCCCGAATCGGCTACGAGGAAGGTGGCGGTGTTGCCCTTGATGACGGCTTCCGTCGTCACCGAATCGCGCAGCAGGGACTGGCGCTGCTCGAAGCCGGCAATGAATTCCTGCCGGTATTGCGTTTGAAAGGCTGTATTGGACACGTTTCATACTCCTAAGTATGGGTTGACGTGCCGCGGCTCAGGGTGTCCTCGAGTGTAGGCAGACGGGATGTCCGCAATAGCGGGCCGTCGCCTCTATCAAGGGGCGTCGCTTAGGCGTTGGTTTGGATTGATCGGCGCCGCGAAGCGGGATAGCCGATGCTCAGTGAAAAATTAGCGGCTCAGGACCGTGTTGGCCCGAGAATCAATTTGGTCGCGTTGGCCTTTAGAAAGCCGGCCCGCCTTGTACTGTTGGCTCGCTCGCGCCTTAGCATTGGCAGCATGAGCGCGGTCGTTCACAGGATAACTACGGCCCGGGCCGGCAAAGGCAGTGTTCGGAAGCGCTTTGCGCTGCTTTACGGTGAGAGTACTCACGCCGCGTTGCGCTTCTTCAGAGTTTCGCGCGCATCGACGAGATCGCGGTAACGCGCCTGCATCTTGTTTGCCTCAGGTCCCTTCCAGTATGCGCTAGAGCGATCACCCATCAGTTTCTCGATCCCGGTGATCTCAGTGTCGATAGTCGCAGTGGAAGTGCCACCCGATCCGGGTACGATAGTGCCTACAGGATTGAGCTCACGCGCCACTGAGGCAAACCAGCGTACGACATTCGCATCGTTCAAAATGGCACGCCCATCGGGACCGCGAGCGTTCATTACAAGCGCCGATACACCTTCGGGAGCGGAGCTTAGAAATCCGTTGATGTGATTGATGTTGGCGCGGTAATCATTGCCCCACTCGGCACGTAGCGCGTCCTCGACCTCAGTCTTCTGCGAAGTGTCGGCCTCGGCCGTCTTCGCGCCCTGCTCTTCCAAGAAATCGTTGTACCACTTGACCGCGTAGTGAGCGATCTTCGGGTCTGCATTCAGGGCATGTAGTCCCTTGGCGAAGTTCTCGAATAGCGGCTTGTCTTCTGCGCCAATGACGAGCCCGTCGGGCAACTTCTCGAAGTAGCCTTCTGGCTTATCGGGCAGGCCGTTCTGCTGTCGATAAGCGGCCACCTCTTCGGGACTCGCATTCTCAGCGAGCGGCTTACGCAACTCTCCGGAGCTGATCCGATTCTGCGCGGCGATCAGTGCATCGAGTGCCGCCTTAGGGCTCTGGTAGCGCTCCAGGCGCGCAAGCATCTTGGCGTCGTCACCGGCATAAGTCTGGCGCCAGTTATCACCCCAGGCATTGGTAGGCTCAGGAGTCGGAGCCGGTACCGGATTAGGAGTCGGCGACGGAGTGGCGGCGATCGGATTTGGGACGGGAGCGGGAGTCGGCGCCGGGGTGGCCCCAGGTTGGGGAGCCGGGCTAGGAGTCGGATCGGGCATTAACTGTCTCCAGTAGTGTTAAGCCGGCGGTCGCCCGCGGCTCGGGTCATCTTTCAATGCGTGGACGTTGAGGTTCAGGAACTTGACTAACTGTTGACCCACAAACGCCTTACCCAGCGCAAAGTCGGTATCACGCGGGCTCGCCGGGCGATAGGCCATGTCATACGTTCCACAGAGTGTCTCGATCAGGTAGCGCAGCGCACGCTTCTGTTGGTCCTCGGTGGCATCACCCCGCGAGAGCGCCTGAATAGCCGCCACATCCGCCACCTGGTAGTACGGCGGCTTCCACGGCTCGGCCTTTGGCAACGAGGGATCGACCTTACGTGACATTGGTTAACGACTGCTGAGCCTGTCCCAGCTGCGCAGCGGCAGTACCAGCCGCGGCCATGTTCTGCGTGATCTGCTCGGCCTGCTGTTGTGCCGCATGCTGGTCGGTGATCTGCTGCATAGCGTCCTCTGTGCGCAGCCACTTCGCAGGAGTCCCGATACCATTGAGGGCATCGCGTAGTGCGGCCTGCGCATCCAGCATCTGGCCAGAGACTGGATCCAGCGTAACGGCCTGATCGATGAGCTGCTTGGACTCTAGGAACTGCTGTCCCTTCTTGCGATCGATCGCCTGGTGTAACGGGGACTCGAACTTGAAGCGGATCTGCGCACCCTTGATGCTGTCTGGGATGTCCTGTGGCGAACCAAATGCACCGACTCTCAGGAGAGATTCGAACGTGTCCTCGCACAACGATGCGTTGTATTCGGTCTCCATCGGCTCAAAGAGCGGCAGTGCCGAGCGGATGTACTCCTGAATGCGTTGGCCGGTCTCGTAAGCGGTCATGTCACGACCTGGAGGCGGGAGGTTCAGCTTATTGAGATAGAAGGCCTGGGAGAGCATCTCGCGCGCATCGCGCTGCATCTCCATGCCCATCGGGAAGCCTGACTTGTCCTGCGTGATGGGCCGAAGCACCTCACCCAAGCGCTCGTCGTACTCGGCATCCGCCCACGTGATACCACCAGCATAGAGCGCGACATCGCCGCGAATCGCCTCCTTGGTCGCGATCATCGGCGGGCGAACATTCATCTCTCCAGCCTCAAGCAGGGTCAGCGTCATAGCCTGGATCAACCTGGCATCAGGTAAGCCTGCGATCGTGGCCGGTGAGTAGGCGTACTGCGATCCAGAAACCGTCTGCCACCGCGGGATGGTGTAGATCCGGCTGTATGAACCGATCTCCTGCATTGGCGTTTTATTATCGACGTCGATGTGGATCGACATCCACGGAAAGCGCTTCCATTTCGGATCGCCGTCGTAGTCCTCTGCTTGGATTACCACATGTAGGCAACTCACCTCGGCATGCGGCTCTTTCTGTAGCCTGTTCTTGACCTGTTGGCTCACCGTGTTCGGGAAGAGCTTGCACAACTGCGCTACGGTCGGCTTCCAGCGGCGGTAGATCTCCCCAATCGCCCCGTTATAGCGCTCGACCCACACGATGTCCTTAAGATGCCAGCAGCGATACAATAGCGCCTGCTCTCGCAGGTCGAGCTCGCGGCTGATCACGCACTGACCGAAGGCGGCGAAGTCGTTGTCGCCCTCCTTGGTGGCACGCACGAACTGCGTCACGCGGTCATACATTGCTCGGCGTTGTACCCCAGAAGCCCACTCGAGCCAGGCCTTACCTTCCTGATCGATGCGCTCTTCGTGCTCGACCGTAATGGCGAACCATTCCTCATCTCGCGGCCGCAACATGGCGGAGAACGCATTGCCCAACTCCCGCCGCACAATCAGCGGATAACTGGAATTCAGGTTGGTCGCGAATTCCTCTCCGAGGTACGTCTGCCGCGTGAACTGTGCCCGCTCTGGATAGAAGTTCTCAGCGATTTCCTGCCATAGACTCATCACGGATGAGCGTTTGCCGAATTGATGTTCGGCACGCGAGATGAGCGTAGCGATTCGATCCACTTACGCGCCCAGCTGATCGCCAGAGGATGCCGCCGGCTGAGACAAGATCGTGCTCGCCCTCCCGGTGCGCTGTAGCTGCGCGGCCTGCTGCAATCGCTTCGCGCGCTGTACGTCCTGATCTGTGGGCATGGCCACGACCTGGGGAGTAGTCACGGTCTTGGGGGCGAAATTTAGCCCAACAGCCGATGAGACAGCCCGGTCGAGTGGATCGATCTTATGGAGGGTCTGTTGAAGCTTAGCCATTATTCGTACCTGACAGTCCATAAGCGCCTGTCGATGTATTGCCAACTTGCTGCTGCGGGACACCCAACACCGTGCGGACCGGCTGACGCTTGCGCGCTGCCAAGTCCTTCTGGTTCTGCCCCGTGATACCCGCTAAGCGCGTGGCTTCCGCATCGGACAATGGCGCCACACTTGCTTGCTGCTTGACCTCTCGTGTCCCGCTATCGAACAGACCGCCCATGCTGCCTCCGGGGGCCCAGGCTTACCTTGGGCACCGCTAACCGATTGATATGTTGATCTGCGCGCCACTCATGGTAGTGAGTGGCCATCTTGGGCCCAGCCCAATTCGACATGACAGTGGCGTCGCCTTTATCGGTCGACCGCCCGAGTCGATCGCAGACTTTCTCTTTCGACTCGAGGCGGATCCCGTTGGGTGTCGGCTCGAAGGTCGGTGCTGCGAGGTCCGCAACGAGCACCGGATCATCGGGGAGCATGATCGGCGAGCCTCCGGGTTGAGCCGGGTCTAGTGCCTCCCGAAACATCCAGTACGCCGCCGTGCGTACGTTGGTGAACTTCAGCTTCCCATCCCGGCTGCGGCGCATCGTTCCTTCCGCGCCCTTGTATTGCATCACCTCGACGTTATTGGCCTTAAGGTGATCGTGCATCGAACCGCCATAGCCGCCGCCCATGTCGATTACTACCAACGCGTCATGACGCCGATGGCTCACCACGATGCCAGCGCAGTAGGGGCCGATGCGATCCATCGGGATTTCCTTACCCGGTACTTCGACTAGCGGCGCATACCATCCGTCGTAGCGCGGCGCCAGGATCATAGGATCACTGCCGCCACCCGAGGCATCCACTCCGATCGCGCACATCGGCACACCTTCCGGTGGGCTCTTGGTCCATCGTTCCTGGGCCAGTTTGAGCCACGCGGTCGGAATGACCTGGTTCTCGGCGTCCTTGAACGTGGTCTTGAACCCGCCCATGAGGAGGGAGCGATACGGCTCTGGCATTGCGTCCAGCTGCCGCTCGTAGTCCGTCGCTGCGTAGTACGGGTTGTCTGAAACCTTCGACGGGATGTACGTGCGTGAGGTGGGCCGGACCGTCTTGCCCTTGATCACCCGCGTATCGTTCGGGCCTTCCACCCACAGGTCGTTACCATCCTCATCCGACACGACCCAGCGTAGTTCACCGGGCTTGGCCGGATACGGATAGGCTGGATCCAACCAGGGCGCGAACATCTTGTTCACCCATAACCCTTCGGCTGTCAGGGGCGGATTGGTCGCGAGCACGGTGCGTACCCTCTGCCCAGCGGTATCGGTGCGATTCCAGCCCATCAGAAACCGCACCTGTGATTCGGCGAAATGGGTGGCCTCATCGATTCCAAGGAGGTCGCGGCCCTTGCCCATCTGCCCTTGCTCATCCCCAGCACGGTGAGCGGCTGCAAAGTCGATGACCTGCTTGTCGCTGATCCGCAGCTTTGGCGGCGGGGATCCATTGAACCCATTCCGTGAGCCGTGGATCTTCAGCGCATCCTCAACCAGGCGGTCAAGGTCGCCATACTGGCGGCGCATGATGAGCGCGCGTTCGTGGCAGTTGAATGCCAGCCCCAGAATCAACTGCGACTTGCCACCGCCCGGCTCTCCACCGAACAGCAGGCAGTCCGCCAAACTGAAGTACGCCTCCGTCTGCGGTCCCGGGCTGGGAATCCACTTCAGGCGCTTCGTGGCCTCCATCGCATCCCGCGCGACGGCGGCACGCTGAGGCTCTGGCAACGCACGGTAGGCTGCCAGAACCTCCTCGAGCTGCATTAAACGCGCAGCGCTGCCGCGTGTACGTAATCTGCAGTGATCGTCGGAGTGCCCGTGGTTGTGCGGTTGAATCCCGCAATCACCGGCGTCAGTGCAATCGAAGGTGTCACCGCGCTAGTCAGCGGCGCTCCCGCAATCCGAAGCCCGTTACGGAAGAACGTTGCGACTCCTGTCGTGGAAACCTCGATACGGAGCGTCTCGTACGTTGCCGCCACCGGCGCGAACGTACTGTTAATCGCCGTAGCATCCACGTCATTGGCCACACCTACGAGCCACCACTTTGCAGTCGCCATGCTCGTGTCGAACATGAAGCCCACGCTGTCGGTCGCATTGGTGGTGATAGTATCTGCGGACGCTGCCGACTGGATGGGCATCTCGAGCGCCGCGGTCTGATCGGTGAACCCCACGAAGACGGCGATGTTCGTGATCGCCGAGAGCTTCACGCGAGCTTCGAACACCAGCTCGCCACTGGAGGCAAGCCACTCAAGACCCGCGTCGAGCTGCGTACCGGATACCGCCATCGAAGCCGTTGTCGACCCGATGGTGCCGACTACGGTCCCATTAGCCGCAGGCGTCACCGTCCAGTCGACGCAAGCCCCGTCCGATCCTTTGCGGGAGCGCCAGCCGTCTACGATCGTTGACGGCTGGCGCTCCCGCAAAG